TTGAATGATAGTCTCTTGTTGACCAATATCGTCTGTACGAAAATAAATTATTCCAACCAAGACAATTAGACCAAATGTTAAGCCTGGGCGAACTAATCTTAAAATATTTGTAGCCCACTGGCTGGCTTGACCTGCACTTTGATCATGTGAATACGATGCTTGCCTCAATCCAATCTCAGCGACCTGCATCTGAGCTTCCATCTCTTTTTCTTTTTCTTCAAGCTTTAATTCGCTTTGTAATTTGTATAATTCTATTGAACGATTATGTTCTTTATCGGCTGCTTTTTCTTTTTGCCAGTTGTCAACAAATGAAAAACCTTTACCAATTACTGTACCAATTAATCCGGTTGCCCCTCCGGTTAAAACTGTACCAATTACATCCCACATTACCAGCTCCTTGCCCTGCCACAATCAACGTGCAGAAATGTATTATAATTTATGCCAAATCCCGTAAAACCTACGCCCTTGGCGCAAGCAATTAATTCGCTTTTATCAAAACCAGCTAAAGAAATATCAAAAGCCGATGCACCCCCTCTTATGGAGTGAGCAGAAAACGGAGCCCCTCCAATTTTTGCATTATGTAATGTACTTCTAAATGATGAATTAATTCTCATCGGCTTATTCATTCTTGATCTAAGTAAATCTATTTTGTAAAGGGCATCTATGTTCACAAATATCTGACCAGTGCCACGACAAGCAATTTCTGGAGGTTTAAAATACTTAACTGGCCATTCATTCCATGATCTTGGGACATCATTAAAATGATCATACAGCATTTTAATTCCTAATAGTGGGATGCTTTGAATTGTGCATATCGCGAAGATGCTGAACTTCCATTGCTAGCATATCTGTTCGTGTTTTTAATTCTGCAAATTGCGAGTGGCGCATCCTCTCGTTATCTGGAGAAAGCATTTGCGAAAGTACCCCCGTCTTTTGATTATTGACTGAGACCGAATTTTCTAACTTGTCCACCCGTATATCACCCGAGCGCAAGCGTGTCTCGTAGTCAGATTTCATTTCATTCAACTGCTCAATTACGTTCGCAAGCTTCTGCTTAACAATGACGGCGGCTGAAACTACGGAGAGCAACATCCCAACCGCAGTTAATATGAGACGAATATCTAAATCCATACTAAGGCTTCGGAAAATCAGACTTAACTTTGTTAACTAAAACCTTCATAGCATCAGCGTCATCTCCACCCTTCCACAAGGCATCTAACTGATCGCCGATGTTGGGATAAGCATCCAACCTTTTTTCGATATATAAAGTTTTAGCTTGTTCTACTAAAAATGCTTTTTCCTCGGCATCTCGCGCTGTTTCTTCATCGTCAGTAAAATCGACTTTAACTCCGTTAACTATATGATGTCTTGCCATTATGCATTTTTCCTTTGGTATAAATCAAAAAATCCAGTTGCAATATTTCCCGAACCCGGCAAAAATTTCAAAGCAACATTTGCTTCGGCAGTTCCATACTTTCCACCGCCATTAACTCGATAATGAGTTGCCCCAGTATTGACTGTGACGCCATCATAGTTGGCATATGTTTCCGTTGAAGCATTTGCAGGATCAAATAACGTAAAAATAAAATAGCTTTCACCAGCCGAATCTGAAGTTGCAGATGTGTGCATTGGATTAAAACTTGTTGTTACTTTTTGACCGCCAGAATTTCCTGCTGAATCTATTCGGTAGTCTGCCGAGAGATAACCGCTCGTTCTATACGTTGGCCCAGACACACCAACAAGTGCTGTAACTTTTTGACCGTCAGTGCCAAATAAAAGATTAGTCACCACCACTTGATAATCAAACCCAGTGGTGAAATCAGTATAACTTACATCTGCCGTTGAAGAACACGTTGTTCGAGAAACAAACTCCCAACCAGACTTTGGTGAGAATGATCCAGTGAAAGCATATCCATCAGTGAGATCAAGAACGTCAGCGTTAATTTTTGTTACACTCATTATGAAGGCTCCTCTGGCCAAGTAATCGGCTCTAAAATAGTCGTGTCATTTAATGTACTCGGCAAATCTCTCAAAGATTTCCGATATGCTTTCCACTCGTCTGATAAAGTTAAATCAGAAGTAGCTCTCCAATCTGTATCGGCTAATTTAATGTTACGTTCTTGACGCAAACTTGCCCATGATTTTGCTAAATTATCAGATGCAATTTTGTCATCATTGTACGTAGCTTTTCCGTCAGCGACTTTGTAATACTGAATATGATCTCCAACACTTTTTTGAGAAAACCCACCATGCGTTTTAACGTGTGCATCAGCTTCTGATTGAGTGTCAAAATCGAGATACTTGGTTACGTCCTCTCCAGAACTCTTAACAATAGCTATAAAATTTTTCATTTACTTTCCTTCCATTACATATACACAATGTTGACCGCACCAGCATCGTAGTCACCAGAGGTTGTCAAAAGTTGAAGCGTGGTTAATTCAGCAGATAAAGTTTTTTGCCCACTACTTACATTTGTCTGTGCCGTACCAGCCGAAGTGTTTAAACAAGAAGAAAAAACCCAATTATTTGTCGAGGAATTTTGTAAAAATAACTGAACCGTGCCATACCAAATGCACGTAGCACTAGCCTGTTCCACTAATTTCCATAATGTTGTCGAACTATCCATTCCAGTATTTCCTCCAGAACGATAACTCCCAAGGTATGATATGTAGGAAGAGGTTTCGACACCGCCACTATCTCCTAATCTTAATGCAATTTCACCACTAGAAGCTGGACTCACACCATCATAAGAAACCCAAATTGCCTTTGTTCCAGAAGGAATTGAAATATCGATAGTCGTGCCACTAGTAGTTGCTGTTGGACTACCCAAAGTACTCGATGCTGGGGTGGCCCACGTTAAGCCTCCGCTTGCCCCAGACTGCGCTTGCAAAAAAGTTCCATTAGTCGGGCTGTTGCTAACTTTTAACTTAGCTTCGCTAACACTGTCGCTTCCCATTTTTGCCTCAGTCACAGAAGCATCAGTAGGCACTTGCAAAGTCCCAACTCCAAAATATTGAACGACAACATTATTTGATGCATTGGGCGGTGCAGTGGTAAAAGTGATAGTTGTTCCAGATACAGTGAAATCAGTTCCGTTTCGCTGTACCACGCCATTAATCCGTACCACACACGCATTGGTCGTTGTACTATTTGCCAAGGTAAATGCTGTTGTGCTTGCGTTGCCTGTGAAGGTTTCTACGTGGGCATCGTAAGTATCGCGTCCGACTAGAAATGTCATGATGGTTCCTCCGGCCACGTTATTTCATTTAAAACTGTTATGTCATTAAGAGTGCTAGGAAAGTCTCGTAACAATTTTCGGTGTGCTTTCCATTCGTCTGACAAAGTTAGATCAGAAGAAGCACGCCAATCAGTGTTAGCTAGTTTTTGATCACGTTGTTGGCGTAAGTCTGCCCATGCTCTTGCCGACGCTCCATCAACCCACGCTTTTTCTTCGGCATCGCGTTCAGCATTTTCATCGTCCGTAAAATCAACTTTAATTCCGTCAACAATTTTATGTCTACTCATGCGTTTGCCCTCTTATAAAGTTTAAATTCTCCAGAAGCGATATTGCCAGAACTATACAAAAATTTAAGAGCAACTATAGATTCAGATGCAGTATTGTGACCTCCAAAAGTTCCAGTAGCTATATTTCCAGACCCATCATGATCAGTACAAGTCCCTCTAAAAAATGTTTTGGCAGAAGCGGCTGGGTCAAGTAATACAAAATTCATCACAGAAAATTCGTTAGTATCGTTTCCTAAACCAGACCCAACACTAATGTTAATGAGTGCTGTAGCAACAGCGTCACCAGCAGAACTGTTACCATTATATACACCAGCAGCAACACTTTGATAATTTGCCGTTCGATAAGTCGGCCCAGAGACACCTATAACCGCTGTAAGTTTAACAGCATTTGTCGCTGGTTTGATCGCGTAACCTTCAACCATCCAATCGTAACCAGTAGTAAACCCAGTAAATTCGACATTAGCACTGCTAGAAGCTGTGGCACTTGATACAAAGCTCCAACCTCCACCAGCTTCGGCCCAAGCGTTATCACCTCGAAGAAATGTCGAGCTTGACGCTGTTCCAGTTGCCGACAACTCTGCAAGACCAATAGCATCATCTGCCATTTTTGCGTTAGTGGTTGCATTGTCAGCAATATCTGAAGTTTGAATGTTACTGCCGAAATTTCGGCCAGATAAAAACGCACTCATTTTATGTCACCTTTAAATAAGAAATAGTGGCTTCCAATTTCGAGTTAGCTTCAGCATCCATCTTTATAAAATCGCCAGTTTCTAAAACGAGTTTATTTTGTATCGGGCTAAAAGCGTCATTCACGGGGATTGAAACTTGGTTGCATAAAATTGCATTTGTTGAACCGCCACTCTGCACGACTGTCGCTGTCAACCAACAACTATCCGAGGCGTGAGTATTACTTACTTGCGATCCAATTACGACTAAGGTCTCTCCAGAACCAGCAGTAAGTATGGTTCCATCTGAGGTCGTGACGTCAGCGTTAACCATATGAAATGTATTCGCCATTTTTTTCTCCTTATCCTAAAGCTATGGCTAATGCGGTGGCAGTGCTTGCGGCATCGACCGATGTCACAAACGTGGACGTGTCAGCCGCCGCCACAGACCAGGCTGACCCCGTGTAAACTTTCAGTACATTTGAGCTAGTATTAAAATACAGGTCACCAGCGTTAAGAGCATCTCCGTCATTATCGACTGTTGGATCAGATGATTTAGCTCCTAAATATGTGTCATCAAAATTGTCGGCACTTGCCGCCGCAGATGCGGCTGAACTAGCCGCCGCCGTGGCCGAACTAGATGCCTCACTAGCTTTTGTAGTTGCAGTATCTTTATGACCCGATGCCGTGCTTGCTGAACTGGCGGCTGCCGTAGCTGAACTTGCGGCGGCTGTTGCCGAACTCGCGGCGGCTGTTTGAGATGCACTTGCCGATGCGGCATCAACCAATAAAAACCATTTTGCGCTATCCGTGTTCGATGTTAATGGCTGGGAGCCACTTGATGTATGAGCTGTCAGCGCAATAAAAATGTTATTTGTTGAAGTGTCTTTTACAATGTCTCTGACAACGTAAGCTGTACTCGCCGCCCAATCGCCTTTTGTATTTCCAATTGGCAAGGTCGCTTCCAAGGTTTGACCATCCGCAGAAAAACTTAAAACTTGACCAGCTCGATCAGTTGGACTGTCTACAAGTTCTCCATTTGTTATTGTAGTAGTCTCTGAAACACCAAACTTTCTATTTATTTTTTCAGACAACTCTTGCTGAACCATCGCCAATCGATCAAGGGCCAGCTCATGTGTATCAGCAGAAAATGGATCATTTGTAGTATAATCAGTTGTTTGTGTTTGAACTGTGGTTCTTCGGATATGCCACTGAACAGTATTCTCTGGAGCTGACGCCGCAACTACAGTTCCGGTAGATCCACTGCCACCGGTTACAGTATAATGTGTAGTATAACTTTTTGTTGTCTCAGCTCCGGTTGCAATTATTCTTTCAATAACTTCTATTTCAGCGGCAGAGCCTGTACCTTGAAAAGCAAACGTGGTTGGAAAAGAAGTTGTCGATCCATCGCCCGTATAACTTTTAACATTGGTTGTAGATGTAACAGTCATTTTACTTGATCTCCATATAGCTCTTTCAATGTGGTGTGTTCAGCAACCTTTGCTTGCAACTCTGCAAAGTTTTCATTTTCGGGGTCTAGCATAAACTCTACTGCGTCTTGTCGTCGTTCCGTAAATACAGATTTGATGTCTTTTTGCTGGTCAGCATACGGAGTTTTATCCCACATTTTGTGATTCATAATATTATTAATTTCTTCATAAAGACTAATTTGACCCGATCCCTTTTTTCCATAATTAGTGAATTCGTTATAAGCGTCACGCTCCCACGGTGTTAACCTCACACCCTTAATATCTTTGGGCGGCATCCTAACTGGAAGTCCCAAACGAATAATTTCTAATTTTACAGGGTCGGTTCTAATTTCTTCAGCGTCTATTCCTAAAACACCTTGAACCCCAGGCGGTAATATTTGATCAACAATTCTTGTATTTTTTCGATATATGGGTTCATAAAAAACATTTCTTTTTGTTGGTGCCTCATTAATATCTGTTCCCAATGAAAACGGTGTTCGCTCATCCATCCTTCGCAGACCAGCATATAAGTCTCGTAAAATAATTGGTTCCCGTGGATTAGATGAAGTGTCTTTTAATGGCTCGTCAGCTTTAGTAACCCGTGCAATGTTACTTAATAATGTTGAATATGGTATTTGAGAGCTGGTAACATTTTTAATAAATTTACTGTCTCCAGTTCCAGGCACACCCCTTGCAAAACCTTCTGCGATATTTGCAAAACCCTGCATAACAGTTTGATCTTTTATATAATCATATATTGCGTCAACAGATTGTATCGCAAGTTGTTCAGATTCCATTTGGGTAACATCTGGATACATCATTCTACGACCGACATCTGCGCCAATTGCAAGCAACATTGATACAGGCTCTAATCGGCTATAAGGGACGTAATCAACATCATCTGGGTGCAGAAACGGTATTTGACCAACGTAAACCGTTCGAGGTTTTTCTATACCTTTTTTTGGATAAACAAGGCTCCACTGCTTCCAACCCATTTCTTCCATTTGTCTTCTTAAATCATAATTCTGAGGACCGGTGCCTGTAACTTTTCCATCAGCATACCATAAGGCTGTTGCACCGAGTATTGACGTTCCCATAGAAATCTTTGCGATAGCTAAGTCTCTTTGTATAGGATCAGTTGAATTTACAACCTTATAAATACCTAATGGTGATCGCTCTATAGCGGCGTCCATTATATTGTAAACAACTCTAAAAAATGGAATTACTAACCTTCCAACTTTAGTATTATGTATCCCCTGTCGAAGCTGTTCTGGTATACCACTTATCGATTTTGTAAAAGTGTTTATTCGCGCCATCTCGTCAGCTCGGCCATGAACTTCTTCCGGTGGATTTAAATACAAATCCTTTTCTGCTTTTTTTATATCGTCCGGTGATGCGCCATCTAAATGCATTTGATTTAGTCTTCGTTTAATTTGAGCGGCAAGTTCAACTCTATAATTAAATGCTTTAAAAAACTCATCCGTAGACATTAATGTTCTGCCAGGTATCCTTATAAAATGTCCTAGCATATCAATTGCCGGTGCAAATGCGCTGTCTTCCAAGCCAAAATTTTTACCGGTAATTGCTTGTTGATGTGTGTTTTCAATTTTACCCAACACATCAAACATTTGCTGATCGCGCCAAAGTGCTTGACCAAATATTCTTGATGAATCAATAAATGCAGCCATGTAACTTGAGATCATATCTGAGGCTTCACTCGCAAATACAGTCTCTGGGTTGCTTGCTAAGTTCTTTCTTGTTAACCGAAGTTTTTCTGGCGGCACTATACCAAGGTTTCTTGACCCACGACGAAGAGCCCCTATGCCACCAGCAATAGCTCGTTCAAAAGGTTGCATACCGGCAAAGACAGTATTACCGGCCAAGTTTACAACTTGTGTTTGAAAACCAGACAATAAACCATTTATCCAAATTTCCATCATTACGTTTCCAGATCGAGCCCAGAACCCTTTTAACGCAAACTTGTTTCTCATTTCTTGAGTAGGCAACGCTAAATATTGTTTAGCCGCATTCCGTATACTTTGGTCTCCACCAAATTCATTTATTACATTCTTTAAATTTTCAATTTGTGCTTCTTGCGGACCCCTCGGTATTTTAAACACACCCAAGGCTCGGCCAACGTCAGCTTGAAGACCTTTAAAGCTTGATTGTAGCGCAGAATGAAAAGCAAAATACTGTCTAAATTTTACTAAATCTTCTAAACCTGCATTTGTTGACGCAGCCTTTTCAGCAATTCTGTTGAGCTGTACCGCAGAAGATGTAATTGCTTGAAGAGATTTGTATATCTCACCAAGGTCCATATTAATTGCATCACCTTCTTTTCGTTTTAATATTTTTTCGATTACATCTTGAAATCCATGAGTACCGGCAAGCTTCTTTACATCGTCAGCCGTTACGTTTGGCGTGTTGCCGTGCATCTTACCCATTTTAGATAAGACAATTTTTACGTCATCTGCGCTTTCAATATTATTTAAATTGATTTCTGAAAGAGGCACACCCTTTCTTTTTTGACCAGGCGTTGGACTTGGCACTCCTTTTGTTTTTCCAAGGATAAAATTAAATTCATCAATGTCTATTTGCTCTGCCTCACGAGCAATAAAATATTTTGATGTGCCAGCTTTATTTTTTACTATACCTAAACCATCTTCGGTAATTTCTTCCAGCGGTTCAACAACACCACCCCGTTTGGTTGCGTCCATACCTTTGTTATTAATTGCATTACCGAAATCTTGAATAGGTGTTACAATTCTTTTAAGAAGTTCTTTTCCAATTCCGGCAACTTCTGTTTCATTGTCTTTCAAATTATTTTGCACAGGTTGGCTGTTAACCTCTGGCATAGATAGTTCGTTAACCGGAGCATCTACTGCTGGCAATTGCCCATCAAAAAACCTCGGACTTTGTGGGACCGAGGTTTCGTTTATTGGATCTATTTGTTGGAGTGGGTCAATCGCCATCTACTTCTCCAGATTGCGTCATTTTTTCACGACTTTTTTTAAGTTTTAAAAGCATTAATCGACTAAACATTTCATATTTATAATCCATGTTTCCTTCTTTGTTATCTAGAATTAAGTCGTCGTCCGCCTCGTTCATCTCTAAATTGCCTTGCTCCATCGGAGAATTTGCTTGGTTTTGCACTTGTTTGCCCCATTGAGTTAAATAGTTGTTGCTCAAAATACCATAAAATTGCTTGGCTGTCTTGTTCTGTTTCACCTAATTTTGAAGAAACTTCTTGGTTCCATTCTTTCATTAAACCCCGTTCAATTGCACGAGGCTGATTTATAATAACTTCATTAGCTGGTAAATTAGGTCCGGTCATTCTACCGAACTGTCTATTCCATGTACGAGTAAACCAAAGATCAGCCGTTGTATCTTCTACGCCGTTCAAATTTAAGAAAAAAGGACCACCTTTTCTTCCTAGTATAAACGCTCCAAGCTTAGTATCATTTTGAGATCCTGGTATGCTCATGCTTTGAGAGTCATTCCAAATATTTGCTTCACGTCTCATATTACGAATTTCTAGTACAGTGTGTGGTGTCATTAACCATTCTGCAGAACCTTCAACGCCAAGCTTATTAACCATGTGTTGCAGTAATCTCAAAGATTGGCTAGAGACATTTCTCATTGTCCATAATTTTCCAGTTTCTGGATTCATGTCCGGTATTTTGCCAGTAGCGAGCCATCCATCTAAAACTTTTAAAGCAGTATTAAAATTTGGTTTTGGACGGTTTCCGAAACTAAGCGGTGCAGCAATTGCAGTTGTCAAAATACGCAAAGCTTCACTGCTGACATCTTCTCCGTTTGTAAATCGCGCTGACATCTCATTAGGTGGCATGACTAATCCATTATTTAATTCTGGAAATGCTTCACCAGCAACATCCCACGTATTTTTAATGTCTTCGTCGTACCATCCTTTACCGCTTTCAATACCTTGAAGTTGAAATTTAGCCTCTGCTGTTGCTGTGTTAATAGCTAGATCAAAATCAGCAGGATTGTTTGGATCGCCTTGCTTGCCGTAACGAGCTTTATAATCGTCATCCCAATACTTTCCAATATCGCCTGGACCAATTTTACCAACGCCTTTTTCACCTTCAAGATAAACTGGTATTTTTTGGCTAGGAAAAACAATAGCCGGAGAGCCATTAATTACAGGCACGTTGCCTGGAGTTAAATCAGTTATAACAGGTGGACTAGCAAAGTCATCAACAACTCCACCGGCAGACAATGTACCTGCATCACCAAAGTTTCCTGTTTGTGCAGACCTCACAGATTGAGCAACTTTAAGACCACCAGCTACCTCGGTATCTCCAGCCATACCCAGACCCAATAGTCTGCCAAATGAAGCTAGACCTTCATTCATTTCTGGTGTTCGCTCAAAAACTTGTATCGGTTTATTTGGAGCTTGTTCATCAATCAGCATTACGTGAGTATCTCTTTTATACTGAGACATTGGCGTTACAATGCCACCCTCTCCCATAACCAAGTATTCTTCGTTCTCTGCACCTTCGGGAATATACTCTGCGGTATTGGCAGGTATTACAGTTCCAACCAACGGCCTGTTATATCCTGTCTTTTCCATAATACTTCTAAGTATAGGGCTCGTTTGTTGCATCGATGCAAGTTGCTCTTGTATTGTTCCCGTAAGAATACTGTTCATTGATTTAGTCATATCACCGGCAAAGTCTTTTTTAGGGATCATGCTCTCCGGTATTTTATTTGCCTTATCAAATTCCTGCTCCGGCACAGCTCCAAAAAATTGCGCGACTGTGTCGGCTTCGGGAGGAGGTGGTGGATTTGCAATTTCTTGAAGACGCTTTATATATGATTCCATTTTTATTCCACCGTTTTAGGTAAGTTGATCTCACGGGCGAAACCTCTATATTTATTGGCTGTTACGGGATCAATTGTGTTGTTTTTTACCCTATTTTTTAGATATATATCTAACTCAACAACACTGTCTATTTTGTTGGTTGCAAGAAAATTATTAAATTCTTTCAACTCAGCTTTTTGGTCTTCACCTTTATTTTTTATGAAATCGTCGCGCATTTTTCTTGCTTCGGTAATTGCGTCAAAGCTTTCTTTGTTTTGTCTTGCTTGTATAAACTTGTCGTACAACTGGCTTTCTAATCCAAGCTGCTCTGCGCTTCGCATACGTCTATCGAAACGACCAGTTGCTCCTTTCATTGAAATTTCTGGATGCTCGAAAAGCTTAACGGCATCGCTATAACTTTTGTCTTGTGCCGCCTGTAACTGTCCAACAAGTTTAATTCTATCTTCGTATCTTAAACCGTTTGTGTTAAAAATTTCTTTTTCTGAAGTGGTTCCTGCGCTAACTTTAGACGCCATAACACGAAATGTTGTGGGTTCAGTGGTACCGAAATTGGTTCCCTGTCTTATTAACTCTCCCAGTGTTTTTACTTCTGCAACAGTAGCATAGTCATCGCCACCACTAAATTTCATTAAGCCTGTTAATAGGTCTAACGTAACACCTGCTTCCTCTGTTTTTCCGGCCGCTATTAGTTCGTGAATTTTGAGTTGTAATCTTACGCCAGCATCTTTTCTGTCTTGCTCGATTTGCTCATCTTTTTTCTCAAGTATTGCTGTAAGGTCTCTTATCTCTTTAGTAACACTTTGCCGAATAGCTTGCTTTTCTGGTTCTTCAAGCTGGTTCCAATAAACAAGGGCATCTGGATTATCAAATTTTTGATCACCAATCTGCCGTTGAGCATTTTTTAATTTACTCATTGATCCGGCATTCGAATTAATCCAACCCTTTATGGCGTTACTTGCGAATTTACCATTATGTTTTATTCGGAGTTTTTCCGCAGCAGATGCACTAATAATATTAGAACTTTTTAGTGATTCTATTACCGTATTGCCCAGCATAACTCCCTCTTCAGAGTTTATCTTTCCTTCTCTGGTTAATAAAGCGTCACTTGCTTGTCTGTTATATTGGTCGAGAATTTTTAAACTATTAGCATAAGTAATGTCGTTGTCTCGTTTTAACGCCGCCGCCGCCGCGCTTGTTCTGGTTTGAGCATATTGATTGTTAAAAGTTCTCGTAAACTGATTTTTTGCATTAGGGGACATACCATCTGTAATATCTTGAAATATTTTTTTTGCGCTTTGGTCAAAATCCCTATTGACAACCTTTAGACCTTTTTTTTCTAAATCTAATTTAAGTGCAGTTAATTGGGTTGTTGATTTAAGATGAGCGTCAGAAATTTCATTGGCTGTCTGAGCCACAATCATTTTTTCGGCAATCTGACCGAATTGCTGACCGACCTTCATTAGTGACTGACCCAACGCCTCGGAGCCATCGTTCGTCTTGCTTGAGCGAAAACTGCTTACCGCCGCAGGTACTAATGATTTAACTGGTGTTATTTGAAATCTTGGCATTTATAACCTTTATAAAAGAGATGAGCCGTAAGACGTATTTATAAAACCTGCTTGCTGACCCGTATAAATACCCTTTGCCGCACTTCCAGCGGCTCCTAAAACACCACCTATTATTGATGAGCTGGCGGCTGATCTTTTGTTCGATGCAGATTGTCTAAAGTTTCGAGCTTCAACGAGTTGATTACGGGCTTGTATTTCAGCTTTATATTTTTCATCCAGCTCATTGAGCATAGAGTTCATAGTATTTTCAATTTGAGCATCAAGATTATTATTAAGATCAACAACAACATTACCCTTCGCACCAGCGGTTCGTATTTTGCTACCAGCTCTTCGGCCTATTCTATTTTGCCGACCAGCGTTTACCGCACCTGCATTTCTTAAATTAATACTATTTTGTATAGCTGTTTGAGCATTTGCTTCGTCAATAGCCGCCGATCTTTTTAACTGCCTAGATTCAGCAATTCCAGAAAAGAGACTACCGGCGGCCTGTAGACCTGCGGATACGGCTAATACTGCTGCTGGAGGACACATATTATTTACCCATCATTATTAGTTAATCTAGTTACAACGCACGAAACCGTCATTGGCAGTGGCTGGTCTTGGACAATAAATATTTGCCCTTCAGTTTCCCAGCCTCCGTGAAACTTTACAATTTTGTCTCCAGTGAATAATGGAGCCGAGCTGTCCATTGGATTGTATGTCTGCCTAAAAAGTATTTCATCTAAGTTGTTTAAATCCGGTCCAAACTTGCAACCCAGTGTATCGATAAAACGAACCATAACTTCGAAGACACGCTTGGTCTTCCCTTGAGCTGTTCCGTCTTCACTGCCAATCTCTGGTCGCAATGTTTTAATTGTAGACTTGTAGCCTAACCCGACTTGCGCTTTTTTTACGGTTGGAGACAGACCGGTAATTGATCCGCTTGAAACATCCCGTGCAATATAAAATGAGCCGTCACCCAATATAGAAACTGTTTGCCCTTCAACATGGTCAAGGCCGGTAATTGTTGCAGTAGCCGAACCCGAATAAGTTAATAGGCTGTCAGAAAATACAGCATCTTCTTTGACGTTGCCGTCATCGGCATTAAAGTTTGGAGCAAGGTATTCTATGTATTGGCGTGTAACACCGTTTATAGTTCTCTTTACAATTAACCAAAGCTGATCAGCTCCTACTCCTGGTATGCTGGCTAAACTTGTTACTTGTGCAATATCTTCATCAGTTGTCGCCAAACGTGTCGTATCGCTTGTTCTTACCGTTAAAAATCCAGTACTGCTCTTTGCTGTTTCAGTAACAATTATTACGTTAGCACTGGGGTTCTCGCAGGTTAAACCAGTTGTTGCAGATGAAGCCACTATTCTCGTAAAGATATTATCTGCGGTCGTATCATTATTTGTGTTTGGCCTAAAACCCAAAGATAAATCTGCTGGGTCTGACGCCCCTACTGCTTCACTCTTATAGGTAACAGTTGTCCCATCGGACTTTGTAAACTCAATCTCTGTACCTACGGCAATGTTTGCAAAATCAGTAACAGTAATTGTTGCCTCTCCAAAACGACCGCCAATTATATGCCGGTGCCACGCCACAACTTTTTGATCTCTTAAATATGTTAGTCCGACAAGTTGCCCATCATTTCGTATACCCCAGATGATGCTGTCGAGTTCTTGTTGGTATGTTATTTCATTTAAGCCACCGTATGCGACTTGTTCTGACAGCAACGTAAGATCGGGTGAATTAAAACTGTCGCTGTCGAAAACATAAACCATTTCCCGTAGTTTTCTTTTTTGTCGCTGAATGTATAAGACAGCTTCATCAACTTTTACCGGTGCAGACGTAGACGCCCCTCTTGTTCCTTCTCTTGTAACTTTTACATTTGTTGGCGTTAATGCCTCGGCCAGTGAGCTGGCTTGCATAACAAATTCACCGCCGATAGTTCCGATAAAAAGTGCGCGACCACTAATCAGCCATCTAATTGCGTTAACATCATTACTAGCTATTTGATATTGGACGGGGTCATCATCCAATGTGCCAGGTTTAAAATTCTCATAGTCAGCCGAACGCGATCCCCAAATAGTCTGAGGTTCATCTTTAGACCCACCAAAAAATAATCGTTGTTCAAAGAACGTCGTAGCGGCTGGGTATCCGGTAGTCCCCGACCATGAACCCAACCGCCACTTGGTTTCACCACTGGTAGCGGAGAAGGCTTCGTTGGTGGTCACTGCAACGACTGTAGCACTTGTACGAGAGGCTATCGTTGCATTTCCAAAGTGGATGCCACCCTCGTTTAAAAACTTCCAAGAAACATTGTTATCTACAATTTCATCGCCGTCACCGGTCGGACCGCCCGACCCTGCGCTTGTTCCAGCTTTTATACATTCGTAAACACTTCCGGCATTTCTACGAACATTGCCAACGCTAAATGATGTTGATGCTGCCCATGCTGTTGCTTGATGGCCAATTCGTATTAATCTGCCAACATCTGTTTCCAGCCAGCCTTGATCATTATTAATTCCTGTTGTGGCACTTGCCGTAATATTTACAGATCCACTTGCACCGCTCGCCGTTAGTGTTGTCGTTGTAACATTTTCAGTCAGATACGGGCCGTCATTAAATGCAATTGCGGTGATAGTAAAATCTGTGTGGCCAGTGCGGCTAATCTTGCGAGGTGCATAATCTTTATGAGATAAGAATAAAATGTCTGCGCTTTGGGCGTATTGTATTTCATCGAGATCGTCTTTGTCATACGGCGTTGCGATTGTGTAGACCCGTGCCGCAGTTCCAGCCGATCCATAAGTTGTGAAAGCAGAGCTGTTTATATTTACATCGTCAATGTCTGTCAGCTCAAACGTATTGGTAGATTTATTTTTAACCTTATAATATTTTCCGTTCAGCTCAGTCATGCCGACAACAGATGAAATAAAGACTTCGTCTCCATTGCTGTAACCGTGTGAATTTGCAGTAATGACGCAGGGATTTGCTTTAGTGGCCCCAGAAATTGTTTTATTATCCTCTAAAACTGATCCACCATCTTTGTAGACACGCATAATTTCATCGCCAAACTCAAGAACGTAAGCTTGGGTAACAGAAAACTCAAAGGGAATAAGCCGTGTATTATTTGCACTGACCTTAACTTCTTTTACAAACTTTGTGCCAGACCTACGTGAAACACCACCATGCGGAAAGACAACAACATTTTCTAATAGTTCTGCACCG